TACGTTTTGCTTTATTAGCTGAAGAGCCTTTCATGTTCTTTGAACTATGGGGTAATCACGTTAATGATCCAGAAAAGCGTAAGCCATTCCGTTTCGCAGAGGAGCCTACCCCAGAGGACATCACTGAGAAACTAGGTGACGATTTTGTAAGATCACTTTCCAGAGATGGTAAAGCAATGGAGGCTTGCAGGATAGCCCACGCAGTTCCCGTATATAATTACGACCTGGAACGTGTGCAAGTCTTTGCATGGACTCAAAAAACAATCACTCAACAGTTTGATGTAATCAGCCAATTAGAAGATTACGCAGACTCTATGACTGACTGTGACTTTTACTTATCTCGTGAAGGTCAAGGTACAGATACAAAGTACACTGTACAAGCTGCACCCAAGAAAAAAGCTATGGCTAAAACCGTAGAAGATGCTTGGGAAGCAGAAAAAGAGTTTGATCTCGAAAGACTCATATCTGGTGGTAATCCTTTTAAAGAAGAGGAGTAATCGCCATTCATAGGAGGGGGTCACTTGACCCTCTTTTATTTTGCTGTATATTAATTATGGGAACGTGTATTTATTCACCACTTATGGGTACGCTAGACAAACAAAACGCACTAGCCTCTCTACGAAAGTGGAACTTAATTCAAGATAACAGTGGACCGTACAGAGTCTACCGTGATGGTGACGACAACATATA